GGTCCGCCATACTTCTTATCCAGAGTATCTTTTGTTAAGTGAGAACAACAGATTGCCGCCAATAACTTGCCACCAAGATAGTTGAAACCAAACGGATTTGTTGGGACTATAATAAACCCCATAATGGTAGAGTCGTTGAAACGCTTCATCACTTCTTTACTCATTGTATCCAGTGGTTTACCCAGAAATATATTACGAGGTTTTGAGTTGATGGTAGGCGAACCAAGACGAATGAAACCAGCAATCTGGCCAGTATTCTTCTCATACACAACCCACTTGATAGACTTACCCGGCACAGATACCTCAACAGCATGTGAGGTGACAATCTCCAGATAGTTCACAAATATCTCATTTGATACCTCACGGCACTCAAACTCCATATCGTTTGGATGCATGGTGAAGTCATTGAACATATCATCTTGCGGGCCCATGCCCGGCAATGATGTTGGATAGTTTGACATTCTTTCAAGTTTGACCTTGCGAAGATAGTCATCAATCCTACCAAAACTGGAAAAGTAATCTACGAACACATTCGCTGCATACAACGCATCTTCTCTATTCAATATCATCCGAAAAAGTCCTCTAATGTTCCTACTTCATCGTTTTTCAATATCCAGTTCATCTTATCCGTTATCACACGAAGTGGAGCTAGAAATGAATCTTCGTATTGCGAGGTGAAATCAACCATAGGTAGTATGTCCAGCTCCGGTGGTATCTTTGTTATAAAAGAAAACGCAGAAGCTTGATAGATATTATCTTTGAGATTCACAAATTTCACCTTGTCTCCTTCTTGAATAGAAACATACTTATTGCCAAGTTTATTCTCATCTACGAGATGGTTGTAGAGTATTGCACCTTTAACATGTTTGGGAGCGCCGAGTGCAAATAAACGATCTGTTCCACGAAACTTCTTCAATCCATTACAGGAGCGGGGATAGGCAATATCTTCTGGTGGCAATGTCATAAACTCCTCACGAAAATCTTGTATAAAGGTATTTAGCATCTCCTCATCACCACCCATGATGATCCTGATTGCTTCCTTCAACTTCTCCCGACATGGTGCAGGGGTTGAACTCTTCACGCTCTCAAGGCCCATGATCTTGAGTTTGGGTTCCTTGAACCGCACACCTTCCATATCATACAGGTTTAGAATGTAACGCTTTTTGGCAGTCCAGATACCCTTGTCAGCAATTGCCTCGCGGCCCATCACCATCTTATTTTCGTATGCGTTGGTTACTTTGGCAAGAGCTTGATAACTTTTATTGATAAAAGGTTCCAGCTTCTCCTTTGCAATCTTATCCAAGAAGGAGACAATAGTATTAGTGTCTGTTCCCTCTTTATAGATTTGATTAACCAAAGTGTCAAACGTGATGTATACGCTGTCTGTGTCCGAAGCAATAACATAGTCCACGTCTTTCGTTTCCAAGATTTTGTTAAGATAAATGTTGAGACTTTTTTCAATCCAACGAATAGACAACTGGCCAGATGAAGTAATTGCAGTGGCAACCAACAGATCAAAATAACGAAACCAATTGTTCCCAATAGCACCATATGCACTGTTGAGAGAAATCTTCTTTGCCATTTGGATGTTGTTGTANCGGGCAATGTCATTAAGTAGAAATTTCTCCCCAGTGTTTTCATATTCCTGTTGAGCTTCGAGCATCCGTCTTTTATATTTGACACGATCATTGTATATACCTTCCATTAATTGTGGCAGAAATCCACGAACATCCTTGCGAAAGAATGCACCATTTGGTGTCATGCAATATTCGGTGTCATTCTTTACCTTGCCATCCAGTATCTTATCCACCATACCCTCAACAAGTTCAGCGTCCTTATTTACNAGTGTCTCTGGCGAGATGTTATACTGCATGATAAGNTGAGGATANAGAGAGTTCAAATCAAATGACATAACCCATTTATGCATACCNACCTGTGGGTCTTTCACATAAGCACCCTCAAACTTNTCTACCTTCTCATGTTCTGTCTTTTGAGGAATCACTATGTTCCTCTCACGCAGATAGTTGTAAATCAAAATATCCCAGTACCGCACAGTACCAAGCACATCAGTGAAGTTGACCTTTGCGTCATACGCCATCGTCAGCGTAAGCTCCATCAATTTCAACTTGTCTTCTAGATTGTCAACAATCTCCACGTCTTGAATGTTGTATTCGATGAACGACTGATAATCCTTGGTGTACCAATCACGGAATGTCTCAAAGGGATTACCATCCTTACGTTCACCAAGCTCCACAAACGCAATGTGGTCAAGGGTGTATCGTTCCTGATTAGTGTATGTGAACTTTTTATAGAGATCAAGGTAATCAAGTGCAGCAATACCATCAAGAGTGTAGGATTGATGAGTTCGTCCCATTTTATATACTTCACGGGCAAACACATTCTTCCACGGAGACAGACGTTTTGTCTCCTCATCATCGAAGACGTTACGAATACGATTAACCAGATAAGGAATATCGAAGAACTCAGTATTCCAGCCAGTAATAATATCAGGTGTATGGTTCTCCCAGAATACTAGGAACTCCTTCAACAGATGAACCTCACTCTCACACTGAACATAGGTTACATCATCACGGTCAGTGACGAACTCACCGATACCCCAGACAACGATGCGTTTGGTCTGATGGTTCTTAATAGTGATTGACAGCATAGGTTCTGCTGCATCTTCTGGTTTTGGAAACCCGTTCTCGCACTCTACCTCAATGTCGATAGTAACCATGAGCATCTGGTCCAAGTTCCAATCGACGCGATCAGGATACTCATCAGCAATCCAGCAATAGGGATACTGTGTGTTACCATAGATGATATCTTTTTGGTTCTCACGATCCGACACCCATTGTTTGGCTTCTTTGATCGAATCGAAGTGATGTGGTTTTACACTTTTACCGTCCAGAGTTTTGTAGCCAGTCTCCTCACGGGTTTCGACTAGATCAAATAGTGTGGGTTCATATTTGACTCTACGAGTCGTGCGTTCTCCATTCCTGACCTCACGGACAAGAATAGAGTTACCGTATTGTAATACGTTAGTGTAGAAGTTCATTATAAGAGTATATCAGGTTGAGGATGATTTGTCAAGGATTATTTTAATCTATTTCGTCTGTTGAATCGCCCTTTTCTGACCAATCAGATAGAACGAACTTACGATTTGGATTTACTGAAACTTTAAACCGTGTCAACAAATCTCTATTGATAAGGAACGTGCTTGCAGCATCTTCAACTTGAAGTCCGACAGGAACATCAGTATATAACATATTATTAAATTTAAGACTGATATGGACCATAGGACGTTCAGCAATCTTACCAATATGAACTGGCTTTGATATACCAATCAGCTTACTAGTAAATTTCTTACCATCTCTTTCCCACTTAACTGTTTTACCATCTACATCAATCTTATCTACAATTAACATGGAGGCCCTTGTTCCATTACCAGTATCAAACTTAGCGCGTATAGGGCCATAACCTTCTATCTCAATGGTTTCATGGTATCCAGCTTCTTGATTAAAACCAAACCTTCTATGTAGGGGATTCTGTAGATATTCAACAACATATTTTATGATATTTTTATCCTTTGTAGGAACTTGTGGTACTTGCGTAATATCATAATTCTGGAATTTTGAACCAAGGCCGGGAGAACCATTAACTTCCAGAATGTATATCTTCCCCTCAACAATAGTATGATCAACGCCGCACATATAGGCACCTGTTGCTCTTGCTGCAGCAATGATCTCTTCCTTTTCCTTATCACTTAATGTGTAAGGCTCAGTAGTTGCGCCCCTGTGTCTATTGGAACGAAAATCTTTTTCTGGTTTAATTCTCTTAGTTGATGCAAGAATCCTACCGTTAAGAACAATAGTTCTAATGTCGAAATCCATTTTCAAAAACTCTTGAATAATNAACGGAGCATTAAACTTCCACAATGACTGAATAACACTCATCATAGATTCCATGCTNTCAACTTTAGATACTCCGATACCCTGNGTACCAGTTAGAGTTTTGATAATGACAGGAAACTTGCCGCNGATGCGTTCATGGGCATCNNCAATACTTTTTTCATTGTTCACCAATGATGTACGAGGTGTAGTAATGTTACTACGTTCAAAGGCAGTATAGGATGACATTTTGTTATCGCATGTCAACATTCCATCACGATCATTGATCATCATACACCCAGCGTTCTGTAAGGTGCCCAACAATGCAAGGCCGATCTCAGTGTCTAAAGCACCGAGGCGAACAAATACCACAGTATAAGAAGTTTCAATTGAAATATCTTTTTCTCCACCATCATAGTTTTTGATGGACACGGTTGATTTTTCAATATTATTTTCTGAAACCCAAGCTTCAGTGGTGACAATTCTATAACAAGGCAATCCAAGTTCTTCACAGGAATTCATCAACATTCCAGTAACAACTTCTGGCTCTCTTGATTTTGATGCAGTAAGAATTAAGACAGTAATTTTGTCTTTTTGATCTTTTACCTCTGTGATGAATGACTTGAACTTTTCCATTAGACTTCTTTTTTCTTTCCAATGTTGTATTTAGTTTCGAGAGTCCAATCATTCTTATCAGAATATGACAACACCTTAATTTGACTAAGGGGGGCAACTTCTCCAAGCTCGCTGATGATATTAACCAATCCCCAATCAAGTAATAGTTTCGCAATCGTATTTCTACGAGAAATATCATTCTCAGTTAGGTTTGTGTCCTTACCATCAAGAGCAAACAACTCCTTAAAGTGTACAATAAAATATCTACCCTGCTTATGCAGAATATGACATGACTGATATAGTTTCTTTTCTTTGCGAGATGCTACTCCAATTCGTGACAGCGTTTCACGAACCTTTAGAAAGTCATCAGGTTCTTTCAACCCAATTTCTAACATCTGATCCTGTGTCCAATTAATCTCTTCCATTTTTCCCACCTTTATATAATCTTTTTCTTATGGTGGCGAGTTGGTCCTCAGACAATATATCAAGAGCGGCCTTGGCCTTTGCATTACTATATCCATAGAACTCTTTAACATACTCTAGATTCTCTAATTTCATCGCCTTCAACCACGGGGTAAATCTTTTCCTTGGCCTCAGACTATTTAGTAAAAAATCAAATTGCATCTTCTTATCAACATTTGGTAGTTGATTGATCTCATTTACCAACATGACAGTATCAGGAAATGCGCCGACGCATTTATTGACGATAAATGGTGGATACTTTCGTTCCCATTCTTCATCTTCACCGTCCATCAGAGGTTCTTTAGTCTGATTAACAGCTTTGAGATATTCTTTTAACTCATACATTACGATTGCACTTAAATACGATTACTGATCTTAGTTCATAACATTCCCTAGTGACCGGCATGGCCATATGTGGTAGGTGTGCATCAAAGATAACAAGACTATTACCGACATAAGGAACAAGTTGCCATGCGGCTTCGCTGTCATCTTTATCCTCGGCACCAATAAGAGTACCGCCACCCCACTCAGGTTTCCAATCCATTCGAGGATAGTAAATAATTGTGAAGTCGCCATCATCCGTGTGCATCA